AGGTTACCAGATGTAGTTACTGCAGTAATCTTAGCGTTGTTACTACCATCCTTAAGTATGAAACTCTTAGAAGCACCCTTGATTACTACTTCGTCAGTGAAGAGTGATGTACCTGTGACACCTAAGTTAGTATCGATATCTACAGAACCACCAATATTAACACTACCACCGATTCCAGCACCACCTGCGACCACTAAGTCACCAGTAGTATTAGTAGTAGATGCTGTACCAGTTGTAAGTTTTAAGTTACCAGCGATGATCCCTGCATCTGTTCCAGAGAATACTTCTGCGGTATTTGTGGCATTGTAGAGGAATGTGAATGATCCTGCATGTCCTCCAAGATCGTTGGCCGAATCGTCGTAACCAAAGAATCCAACTCTTGCTTGAGAGTCGTAATATCTGAACTCAATACCTCTGTCCTTGTTATCGTCTGTTGAAGGAGCAGTGTCACCACCAAGAGTGATAATAGGATCATCCAGAGTAGTGACTGCTGAATTAATTGTTGTAGTCGTTCCATCTACTTGTAAATCCCCCATTATCTGAACTTTACCACTGGTTGCTCTATCGTCACCAGGATCAAGGATCATAGTGGCAGCAGAGGAAGCAATGTAGTCCCCTTGGAAATATGTGTCTTCTACTTGTACTTTACCAGCAGCATCTGAGGCAGTGATTGTGACAGCATCCTCTGCAGTTACAACAACACTACTATTACCAGAACCAGAGTTAGATGCTGATACAGTTAAAGATCTTGCAGAAGTTGAATTCTGTGTAGTTGTGAAGGTAAGATTGCCATCACCAGTCTTGTTTAGAGTTTGTGCAACCCCTCCGTCGAGGGTAATGTCTGGATCACTGAAATAGGATCTGACGTTGACATCAATCTCTCCAGCACCACTATCACCCGTATTATTTGCGCCAAACAGTAAATTACCGCTTGTATCATTAATCTTGACATAGTTGAGTTTATTGAATCCACGATATCCTGTAGTAGCAGTTAGTTCTTGGTCAAGATCGAAGTCCTCTTTCGCGTTGCCGTCAGCAAAGGAAATTCTACTGTTTTGTAATTGATCATTGTCAATAGAACCAAGAGCCATAGTAACGTGACCTGACGCAGATACGTCGAAGTCTTCCTGATCAAAGGACGCGAGTCCTTTTTGCGGTGTTGCACTCGCACCAAGATATCTCCACGATCCTGCATCGCTAGTATCTGAATGAGTAGGTGCACCAGCTCCTGCTGAAATACCTGCAATGGCCTGATAAAGTTTCGATGCATTAGTGATTTGATCACCACGGGAATAGGTCGTTCCTGCATTATATGCTGCTGCTGTAGTTCCTTGTGTAGCAGTCGCAATCGGTACTGTCGCTGCTGCGGTTATTCTACCATAAGTGTCAATGCTATATTGTCCTGCATTAACTGTCTCTGATCCAGCAACAGAAGTTGTACTTGCTGTATTATAATCAGCAGCAGTAACAGCAGTTGCAACTAAATCAATAGTTGGGTTACCATTAAGACCAGCACCTTCATTAACTTGAATTCTTTGTGCAGTACCAGTAATAGTTCTGGTTTGCATATTACCAGCACTGGTTCTGGAAAGCATACCAGTTGTTGTTAAGTCTGCAATAGACTTAAGATCTAAATCATATGGTTGAGCAGACTGACCTTCTACAGTTCCATTAAGGTTATAATCTGCAAGAGTTGAAGGGGTTGAAGCATTTTTAATTCTACCTTGAGCATCTACAGTAACCTTCGTATAAGTTGCTGAAGATTCAGCAGTACCATCATAGTGTGGTAATGTTGAAATAAGTTCTAAAGTTGTTACAAGGTTTAAGTTTGTAGATCCGTCAAATACACCAGAACCTTGAATATCACCTGAGAGTTGAATCTGACGAGTTGAAGCAAGTCTTGTAGCGGTTGAAGCATTACCGATAAGAGTTGATGTAATAGTACCAGCAGCGAAGTTACCGTCTGCGTCTCTCTGTACTAAAGTATTTGCAGTATTAGATGTTGATTCAACTGGACGCTCGTACCTCAAAGAGTTCCACGCTGAAACGCCATCTCCAATTTTAAATCGTCCAGTATCTAATTCTATCCCTAATTCGCCTTGTGCTAATGTAGGGTTGGAGTTTGCCCATTCTTGGGCACCACCTCTTCTTAATTGAATTCTATTTGCCATTTTATTAGGACAACTCTATGAGAACATGCTTCCAAGTTATTTATGTCACTAAAAAAGGGGAACTTAGTTCCCCTTGATTTAATCTTTAGTTTGTTAGTTCAGGGGATCCATCTGTAACATCGTCACCAGGAATATCGACATTATCTACTTCGGTAGGAGGTGCTGTACCTTCTGCCCCATAATATTCAAGAGTCTCAATAGCACCTTGTAATTTTAGTGCTGTGACTTCATTTTCTTTTATCTTATTAGAGAGTTGTTGATTCTCTGTTACTATCTTACTCAATCGTTCTTTAAACTGAGCAAGCATTTCCTCTTGGGAAACTTTTTCAACGGGAGTACTAGTCATAGTCAAGTCTTTTCTTTGTTAGCTAACGTAAGTAAGAGTGCTTTGATCTCACTCATCTCTGATTTTAACTCAGAAACATCATTTTGTAAAGCCCTATTCTTTTCCTTTTCTTCTATATCAGCATAATATGCTTTCATATACTTTTCATACCTTGCGGTATCAGCACATTGGATAGATCCAGAATCAGTATTTTTATACCATCCGTCTTTATCCTTTATCGGTAATTCATTTACGTTCATTATACAGCAAGTGCAATCGCTCTCATATCCTTAATTTTAGGAACTAAAGATTGGTTAGGAGAAACAAACACAATCTTAATTTGATATTGTGTAAAGTCTAAACCAGATACTTCATATTCATAATCTTGGAAAAATTCTGCTTCTTCCGTTGCTGGAATTGTAGCATCATTTGTTGGGAAGAAATCGAAACCATAGGATTCGATTGGATCTGTAGATCCGTTAGGAACAACTCTATATAGAGGTTTGATAAATGTGTTTGGTGGACGGTATCCCGCAAAAATTAATTTGATTGAAGATGATGGATTTGTTAGTATAGCAGTCTTACTGATATAAACAGCATCATGTGCATCACCAAACGGTAACTTAGCAGCATTAGCATCACTTGGGTTATTAATTCTATTAGAAGTTAATGTAATAGACATTCTATCAGTATCAATAACTGGTGATACTGTTGTAGAAGTGGATGTTAATGTTAAATCCATTCTAAATGACTTATCACCATTAAGTTCTGTAGATTCATTAATTGCCGAACAGATTAACTGAGGAGCAGCAAAATGATTATCTTCACTCAACAGAACATCAACAAATTCTCCAGTATTAGAGAATGAATTTTGAGAAAGTGAATTACCATCATTAATAGAAGTACCTGTAATAGTTTGTACTCTTGCAGTTACATCTGTCTTAGGTAATAACAGTTTTTGAATCTGAGGTGCAAGCATCTCATACTGTATGTTCTGTGTTGCAACAATATCAATACCACCTGATTTGATTCCTAATTTAGCAATAGATGAGGTTGCCAAATCGTAAGTATCAATTGATGGACTGGATATAGCATTATGTGTTTTGTTAATTTCTGTTAATGGAATTCCATCTAAGTTGTAACATTTAACAACAGATTCATCTACATGACTTGCTGCAGTTGTCCCATCAAGACCTCTTTCATGAGCAGTAATAGTCTTACCATCATTACTAATTGCTGAATAAGACATAATCTCATCATCAATCTTAATGTATCCTACATTAGATGCACTAATGGCAGCACCATTAATAATCTTATGGAATGCTGTAGCATCATTAACAGCAATACTAGTATCGGATGCTGATATAGCAGATGTTAGATAGTTATCAGATATTTCAGATATAACACCTTCTAGTGTCACATTATTATCTAAGTCATGCATACCGTGATTAGAATGATATACTCTAATCTTTCTTTGACTAGTTGTATACGTTGGAGCAGTACCTACAAAAGCATCACTAACTGCACCACCTTCAACAACGTCACCACTATAAGTTACACTACTAACTGTTGCAGTTACAGATGATAGACCACCTGTAATAGTCTCAGTAGTTGCAGTAAAGTCAGTAGAAACATATTTTAGAGTTAGTGTATTAGTTCCTGGAGTCCAAGTAACAACTTCTGCAGTAGGAGTTGTTGAGGAGTTACCAGTAATAGTTTCACCAACAGTAAAGTCACCAGATGCACCAGTAACTACCATAGTAGCAAGTGCTTTAGATGAAACTACTCTATTAGTAATAACACCACCTGTGTTAGAACCTGCTTGCCAGTTACCAGATATATCATTAATAGTTAAAACTACACCACTAACACTACTACCAACATTAGTAATAGTACCTTCAGCAAGTGTTGTCTTTTGATATATTCTAGCACCATTAGTAAATGGTAATGTAGTAGAATTTAATACCAACTGTAATTCAGGTTGGAAAGTAGCAACAGCATCAGTACCTAAAACTATCTTTCCGTTATTACCTCTATCTAAGGCACAGTTATTAAGTGTAAGTCTAGAGACTCCACTATTATCAAACTTTGCTCTATAGATATTAAACTTCAAATCTTCATATTGGTCAGCAGTCCACGTAGATGCGTTCTGTGACTTGAATAACACACCAGCATAAGGCTGTTCTGATATAGTTCTGTCTCCAGATATATCCAATTCACCCATTCTAGATATCCAAACCTGATAAGAGTTGGAGTCAGAGAATAGAACAAAACAGTGTTCAACTGATTGAGGAATATAAATTGGTGCTCTAAATGTAAATCTAGTAGCAACTGCACCTGTTTCTGATATATTAACTTGAGCAGGAGTTAAAGTTGTGTCAGAGAAAGGAAGAATCGTAGTTGTAGGATATCCATTCTCCATAGTCCTTATCTGCATGGAGATAGGAATATTTGTATCTTTAGCATTAAAGAATACATCAACTGATGTTAGGAATGTACCACCTTCTTCATCAATCAAGAATGACTGTGCAAGTGGATCCCACCAACCAACCTGACGTGATTCAGTTCTAGTTGATCTAACAGTTCTACCCTGAGTAACAGTATCTCTAACAACATCAGCATTTCTAATTGCTAATACGTTTTCTTGTATTGTATTCAGAGTTCCTTCTGCTTTATATTCTGCCTGTGCAGAAGATTCTACAGTACCTGGAAGTCTAGAATCATCAGCATTAGTTGTTAAACGTATAACACGTGTACCAACTGCCCAACGTGGATTTGTATTAACCTGTGGAGGTGGAATAAAGAACGAAGCATTATATTGTCCTAATCTGTCAGAAACAATTCTACGATCTTTAACAACTGCTCTAGCACCTGAAGCACCTTGTAATACTTCACCTACCTGTATATTTCCATAATAAGCACCTGTTGCTTGTCTTGCCATAGCATCAGTATCAATATTTAAGAAATTGGTAGTTGATGCATATGATGTTGGCATAGGAGTATCATCATATGGGTTAAATTCATAGAAATTATCTGAAGGATCAACTTGAAGTTTACATCCACTAGTAAGACCAGTTACTGTTTCACCAGCAACAAATGGTGTTGAGTTTGTTCTACTATCAACTGTAGGATCTTTAATAAGTTCAATAATTTTTGGAGTTAGATAATCATCAATCTTTTGACCATCAAAGAATGCATAGAAAGTTGTTCTAGGCTTCATACGAGCAACTTTTAGTTCAACGTTACGGGATCTAATCCAAGGTATTGCTACCCTTGATACTACTCTATCTCCTTGTGATATTCTATCAATTCTAGGAATAACCCTTGTTCTAATACCAGTTCTAGTCTGTCTGCTAGTGGTTGTAGTTGTCCTAGTTCCCATAACACGACGACCTCTACCTGGTCTGAAGTTTCTAAAGGTATGCTCCCTTCTTCTTCTCCATCCAGAAGATGATGTACCTGTCCAGTTAGTTCTCCATGCTCTCCATTGTGTTGGAGAAAATCCATTCTGATCAACTCTTAATCTTCTTCTAGTTGCTCTAAAGTTACCTTCAACGTTCTGAACGTTAACAGGTAAACGACGAGTATCAACCCAATCATCAGATGCTGGAGTTAAATCAATACGTCCAATATAAGTGAATACGTTAAATGGGTTTACATTCTCAACTCTAGAAGCATATGGTTGTTTAATTAATACTTCTTCAGCATATGGAAGAGTAATAACAGGACCAGTTGTCTGAATATTTTGTGATAATGATGTATTGATTTGAAGAGCACAGTTTGTTGTATAGTGTGATGGACGTAATTCTCCAAATTCAAAATCTAAAGAAGCAGAGAAATCTTCTGCATCAATATCACACTTAGAGTGATCTGTAAAATCATCAACTACAAAACCATTTTTAAGTCTACTCTTACCAGAAGCATCTGTAATATCAATATTAAATGTATCAGACTCCAACATATTAAGTGAAGTATAATACTCAACAGAGTTAATTCTTTGCTCAAGATTACCAATATCTCTCATGGTATATCTCTTATGCTCAGACTTTTGAATAACTACATCTGTTGATGGATCAAAACCATATGGATCATGTTTCAAGGTAGCTAAGTGCATACCATCTTGTAGATCATCTGGTTCATCAGGATCTTCTGAAGATTTACCTTTAATTACTTGGAATTCACCATTAGGTAACAAGAATACTTTATCAATTCTTGCTAGATACCAATCAAAGTCACATCTGAAATCACTTTGTAATTTTGGAATATCAAATAGTGTAGCAGATGGTGTACCAGAAGTACCAAATGTTCTTGACTTAAAGTCAAATGTAGAACAGTTTACATATGCTGGAGAAGCAACAGTTCCTGTTCCACTATAAAGATTTTTACAACCTGGACGGAAGTCTAAGTAATCTGCTAAGAATTGGAAATTATATGTTGGAATATCTTTGTAATCTGTAGAAAGATATGATTGACCACCAAAATAATCACCAGTTGCAGAATGACTGTAAAAGTCTAATACAATCTTAACCTTTCTAATTGGTTTAGCAACACCCTTAATTCTCTTCAACCAAGAAGTTCCATATATGAAATCTGTTTGTCCTTCTTGTAATTCATAACGATCTGTAATAACTTTAGATCCTTCTACAATTGATCCAACAGAGTCGTTAATAATACCTGAAATTGCAGTATTATTACTATCAAATCCATCAAGTGTTTCACCAGCAGTAAATTTACCTTCAAGATACACAACAGTTAACTTAAGTGTACTTGAGTTAAAATCAACAACAGTTGCTCTTGCTTTAGATGTTCTACCAGTTACAATAGTTCCTGTAGCATAAAATGTAGGTTCAACTAATATAACTGATGGAATTATAGGATCTGCATCATCATTTGATTCATAAACAGCATGAACTTTATATCCATCAACTAAACCTAATGAAAGATCTTGGTCTTGAATTCTTGTACCATAAAGACCAGAATAAACTAATCCATAATTCTGCTTATCTAAATTTTCAATAGTTTTATTAACTTTCAAGATAAACATCTTTTGAGATGCTTTTGTCTTTCTAGCAGTAACGTTCTTAGAGATTGTAGCAGTAACTTTTATAGAGGTTATATTAGTTAAGTTTTCAATCTGGATAGTAGTTCTATCAGCAGAAGTAAATGTTGTATATCCTAAAGCACCAGAGTTTGCAGTATCAATAGGAATTTGATCACCAACAGGATAAGTACCGTTGGTTCCACCCATCACAGTAAATGTATAATTTGAATCTGATAATGCTGCAAACTGTTCATTCTCTGGAAGAGTAATTGAAATAGAGTTAGATGCTACTGTTTGAGCATCAAAAGTTCTTCTAACAGTACAAGATTCATCAGAGATACTCTTAATAAATGTTTTTGGCATCTCACTAAACAAGTGAGCATTTTCCTTATCTTGTAATGCAGCTCTATAACGTATTAAAGTAGTATATGTTCCTGCACTAGGAGCAGCAGCACCACCAGCAGGAGTTACATTAACTTTTTGATTGGCATTATCAAATATACTAGCATTATTAGTTGTTTGTAAAGTTGCTGGATTGATAGTATCAACATCAACATACTTTGTATTGGTGAAATATATTCTATCTCCTGCTCTTAAATCGGCAGCAAAGTTTGAAAGTACACCAATAATATTTTCAGAACCACCAGTAGCATCATATGTAAAAGTAGCACCTTGAATTGCCTTTAAATCTTCTAATTTAACATCAGCAGTAAATTCTACAGCACTAGTACCTTCATCCTTTGCTAAAATTTGTCTAGTGTCAGAATACTGATAGGTATAAAAATGTGTAACAGTATCTAAGTTTTGACCATCTAAAGTTAACATTTCACCAACTTCAAATGTACCTTCTACCTGATAAGTAGGAAGGTGATCAGCATTAGTAATACCATCAATTACAAATGCTCTTGCACCAGTAGTAGCACCAACAACTACAGATCCTTGAGCAACAGTTTCAGTAGAATTTAATCTAAGAACTGTAATCATCTGAACATCAAAGAGGTTCAGTTTATATTGATCATCAGCACTACCAAAAGTTTGATCAGGATCAGCAATATGTTCACAAGAAGCTACACGAGCATATCCGATAATATTACCTTGAGCATCACCAGGAGTTACTGTAAATTCATCACGCAATTCTACAGTTTGGTATGCATTTGTAATAGTAGATCCAGCAACATTAGGGAAACCATAAACGTTACTAATAGTTGACCAGTTTCCTAACTGGAATGGAATAATTACGTTCTGAGCAGAATCTGTATCTCTAGGTTTAGGTAGATCAACATAAGTTGGAGTTAAAGTTTTAATTCTATATCCTCTAACATATGCAGTACCTGGTCCAAACTCAACTGAATAATTTGCCTCAGTTGCAGCTACACCACCACTTGTTATTTGTCCTGAATTATAAACACCGTTATTAAATCCATCGTTGAGGTTTTCCCTCATAGTGATTTGGAAATCATTAACAACATAATCTCCAGACTCTTCATAAGTTCTAAGAGCCATAGATTTTTCTAGTTCATCGTATGCACTACGATCAACTAATTTCTCAACCTTATCACCATTAATACGTAATAGTTCGATAAAGTCTTTATCAGCATCATCATCTAAAAGTTTCTTAATTAGGTTAGTAGTTATTCTGAACCTATGAGAACCAGGAGCAGCATAATTAGATGTTCCTGCAGCGTTATCATTGAGTGATAAGTCATCTTCTGGGGTGACAATTGACTCAAGGATTTCGAGTCCAATTCTGTATTGTGGAGTTGTTCCATATTGATCAAGGAGTATATATTGATAGGGTACGTCAACAAAGAAACCTCTGATGAAGTAAACACCTTCTTGTACATAAGCAACAGATCCTGTTTGGATTGATGCTGTAGGTAATAGTTGAGCGAATGGAGACCCAACTTCAATTAGTGTAGTTCCAAATGTAATTTCTGTATCTGTAATTAACTGTTCGTTATTTGAGAAAGTTGCCTGAGTATTTGCTGTACCACCTGTTGCTGTACCAGACTCAATATACTTAACATAAAGAGTTATATAACCTTTACTAGAATCTGTTTCTGATATACTAAAAAGTACTTTTGCTTTAACACCAGAAGTCAGACCTGTAATAATTTTACCTGTAAGTTGACTACGATATAATTCTACGTCAGCACCCAAGAAACTCTCCTGGAGCATAATCGCATCAACGTTCAGGTCGTAACCAACCTGACCAGGAATAACCATAGCACCATCTTTAAATAGGTGCGATCCAACGTTCTCAATCTGATTCTGCTGTATAGATTGAGCAGTTGTAAGTTCTCTTGCCTGTATTGGGAATCCAGGACGGAATAACACTCGATAAAAGTTCTTCGCTTTATCAAAGTCGTC